ATTACTCAAGCTGTATGTAACAGTTTTAAAGTGGAGATCCTGAAAGGCCTACACAATTTTACGGCTACGACGGGGAATGCTTTTAAACTAGCGCTATACGATAACGAAGCAACATTAAGTAAATCAACAACTGCTTTTACACAAACTGATGAAGTAGGTGCATCTGGCACTTATGCGGAAGGTGGAGGTGCACTAACCTCTGTTACTCCCGTTTTATCAGGTGATACTGCTGTGTGCGATTTTACAGACATATCATTTACAAGTGCTACTATTTCTGCACAAGCTGCTGTTATTTATAACAGCTCTACTGTATCTGGTTTGACTACAAACGCATCAGTATGTGTGCTTGATTTTGGTAGTGTAAAATCTTCAACTGCTGGTACGTTTACAATTACGTTCCCTGCTGCTGAAGCGACTGCTGCAATTTTAAGGATCGCATAAGGAGATAAAATATGACTACCCCACTTTCAGGATGGGGGCGGTCAACCTGGAACAATGCTACCTGGAACGAAGATGGTACTGTTGACGCCACAGGTGTTAGCCTCTCATCCAGTGTTAATGACGTAGGTCTAGTATTAGATATTAATGTAGCTCTAACTGGAGTTTCAGCTACTGCATCTACGGAATTACAAATTAGAGAAGGATGGAACCGAGGGTTAAACGTCGGTGATTCAATAGCATCAAGCTTTGGCTGGAGTAACGGTGCATGGGGTAATGGTGATAACACCATTTCAGTCACAGGTATTGGATTAACTTCAGCATTAGGTGAAGAGACAGTTACTGGTACTGCATCAGTAACTTTACCAAGCGTATCATTAACAGCCACGGCAGGAGATGCTGTGGCTACAGGAATTGCAGAAGTTACTCCTAGTGGAGTTGGACTTACAAGTTCGTTTGGCTCTTTCACAATAGCCACAGATCAAAACATTTCCGTAACAGGTATTGGTATGACTTCATCACTAGGTGATGAATCAGTTGCCGTTACTAAAACTATTGGTTGGAACCGTGATACTGATATAAACACAGGTAATTCTATTGGTTGGAGTGATCAACAATGGGGTGCTGTAGGAATAGCGCAAGCTGTAACAGGGTTCTCACTTCCAGCTTCTTTAGGAACTCCTACAATAGCCACAGACCAAATTATATCGGTTTCAGGTATTGGATTAACTTCTTCAATAGGAGATCCTGCTATTAGAGGTGACTCTAATCTTTCATTGACCGGAGTTGGTTTAACCTCTGCAACAGGTGATTTACCTACAACGATTGATGTAGCTGGTAATGTGCTAACATCAGCGGTCGGATCTGTAGAAACTTCTATCTTTGTAACTGGTCTTGGCATAGCTGCAAATCTTGGAGATGCAGAACAAGAAACCATATACGAAGCACCTAGTGTTTCTGCAAACTCTAATGTAGGCACAGTAAATGTTAGAATAGATACGGTCTTTACAATCACTGGCAATTCTGTTACTACTAATGTAGGAAATTTACAAGGCACCTTCTGGAGCCAAGTGGATGACTCAAACAGTGGAATAAGTTGGACAGAAGTTCATAAAGCTGCATAAAAAAAGTTTTGACAAACTTTAAAATAATCATTAGATTTTAAATTAGGAGATTAAATGAGTTCAACATATTCGACAGGTTTAAGAATAGAGCTGCAAACCACTGGAGAAAATTCAGGAACTTGGGGTACTATTACTAACAATAACTTTTCTCAAGTATTTGAATTTGCAATCGCAGGTGTTTATGCAAAAACATTATCGGGCACTGGACCAACAACTTTAACTAATGCTGACGGACCTCAAACTCAATCAGCTAACGAGGCAAGACAAAATCAAATTATTTTTTCTGGAACAATTTCAACTACACACATAGTACAGTTTCCAGCTACGCAAAAAACTTATGGACTTTATAACAATATTGCTGGTGGCGCGGACGTTACTGCAAGATTAGGAGCTTCAGGTAACACATTAACAATTACAAATGGTAAATACAGATTAGTTTCTACAGATGGAACTAACTGGTATGATATATTTACACTCGCTGGACTAGGTGAGGCATGGATTAAAAAAACATCTGATTATACTGCATCTGCAGGTGATAATATTTTTGTAGATACATCGGGTGGAGCAGTATCAATTACTTTACCAAGTTCTGCTGCAATTGGTGATCAAGTAAAATTTATTGATGCAGAAGGAACATTTGCTACTCACAACTTGACTGTTGCTAGAAACAGTCATAAGATACAAGGAGCAACATCAGATTTAACAGTATCAACTAGTGGTTCTGGCTTTGCGTTGGTGTACAATGACAGTGACAACGGTTGGAGATTAAAGTATAACGATTAAATATGGCTAACTTACAAGATATTACAAATAGAAGTGAAGTAGGAACAATCAAACCTTGGGGTAAGGCAACAGCTCCTTCAGGGTACCTTTTATGTGATGGTTCTGCTGTATCAAGAAGTACGTATGCAGATTTGTTTGCGGTTATTTCTACTACTTATGGTGCAGGTGATAGTTCAACTACTTTTAATGTTCCAGATCTTCAAGGTAAATTTCCACAAGGTAAAAGTGGTACAACTAACTTAGCTACCACAGGTGGTGCTAACACAGTAACAGTTGCAGTTACAAACAACCAAGCTGCTACAAACGCTACAAATCAAGCAGTTACTGTTACAGGTAGCATTGATAACACTTCTTTAACTGAAGCTCAGTTAGGTTCACACGATCACGTAATTCGTCTATACAACGGACTTGGAGATCCTGGTCAAGGTGCAGCAAGGGGACAAAGTTTGAACCCAGTATCATCAGGTTCAACTACGAACGCAGGTTCAGGAACTGGTCACAATCACTCACATACGTTGTCTGGAACTTTAACAGGTAATATTACAACAACTTTAACTGGAGCTGTAACTGCATCAGGTACAAATNCGTTTTCACCTTTTGTAATCGTTCANTACATTATNAAACACTAGGAGATATTTATGGCCACTCAAATCGTAATCGCAAATAATGAACACATTTTAATAGATAATAATTTTCGTATTGCGTGGGCTGATAAAGGTAATGCTTGGCAAGCTGGTTGGTGTCCAAATACAATTCACTACGTAATTTGGAATACTTTAACTGGTCAAAACGAAATTCAAAACAAAGATGCATCAACAGGTATGATGACTGGTAACACAAATTTAAATGCTACGAGTGACGCTGTTGGATCGACTACAATCGCTGCTTTACTTACATGGGCAGAAACTAGAAAAGGTCAAATAGAAACTGCTCAAGCTGCTTTCGATACTGCTTATACTAGTGCAACAACAAGTTGGGTTAATGATGGAAAATCAATGGACGATTGGGATAGTGATAACTCCGACACAGCAAGTTATTGGGATTGGTCAAAGACTTGGGCCGACTACGATTCTAATTACTCGTAAATTAAACCTCTAAACTGTAAGACTTTTCTTTTTTCTGGACCCGTTACAGCGCAAACTTTGTGAGGTACTTTATTTTTAATTGTTACCATTGAGTTAGTTACGGGACTTACGCACAATGGTAAACCTCTACCTGTATCTATAAGTGTTTCTCCACCCCAATTTTTATTCCATTCTTTGTGAATATATAAGGAATGATTTAGTGGCCATGTGTCATCATCATGCCAATTTATTCCAGCATATTTATCATACTCGTAATAAGATAAAACTAACCATGATTTCTTTTTAAACGGTATCCATTCACAATTTATAATTTCATCTAAAACATCTTTAAATATTTTATCAACATATTCATATTTTTCATTTTTATAATTAGCTAAATTATCAACTGTCCTTACTTGTTGCATTGTAGTATTTTCATAATCGTCTTTGTGTAATGTATCTTGCCAATCTTTGTGGTTTATATTTCTTTTATTATTTTTAATATTTTCATAATTATAAGAAGAAACTTTTTCAAAAAGATCTTTAGGTAAAACTTCATTAATTATTAATGACTTATCATCAACGTTTGCATATAAAATCATTCTATTCTCTATTTAAATTTTTATTTAAAATTTCTAAACTTTCTTCTGGTTCATAATCTTTAAAGGGACCGTTTGCATCGACATAATGAACAAATAATTGATGATGCCAACACTTTTCTGGTTGATTAAATATTGGTCTCCAATGATCTATTTCAGATCCTTTATATATAACGCCATCACCTGGTTTTATTATTAAAGGAAAATCCCCCATACAAAGTGGCCACATATAATTAGGATTTTCATAATTGTAGTTTAATCCTATCGATGCACTTATTTCACAAGATGCTCTGTCTTTATGTTTTTTTAATTCTGATCCACCGTAATAAATTCTATTATAAGAATATATTGGTTTTAATTTTAATTCTGTTTGTGATTCCATTATTGGGTGAAGATGATGAATAATGTGAGTATATATCTCTGAATTTACAGAGTGCATAGCAGAGGATGTTGGCGCCATTCTATCACCTGACCTTATGTTCTTTAAACTAAAACTTGTTAAAAAATTCACAAGATCTTGTGAAAGCATGTTTTTTACATATTTGTATTTTTTTTCTTTTAATGAATCCATGTAATAACGGCATGTCTGTCTCCGTTTGTTACAGGTGTAACTGCGTGAGGAAAACAAAAATTACTTGGAAATACTACTGCACTACCAGCTTTGGGTGGAACTTTATATTGACCGTTGAAAAAAACAAAGTCTCCTCCGTCATAATCTTCGTTTAAAATAAATGATATGGTTAATACTCTTGGCCAAAGATCGCCATGATCAGTGTGTTCTTTGTATTCACCAGCCTCTGTGCCATAATATATTAAGTGCTGATAACCAGTATCTTCAGTGGTTAACCCAGTAGCAAAATAACGATGATCGTTTACATAGCTTTGTAATACTTTGTTTACAGCATCAAACAAATTCTTTTCATATTTATTATCTAAAGGATGCATGTAACATTTTCTAAAATTTGGTCCAAAGCCAGCTTCCAACTCATACTCTTCCTCGGCTTTTGTTGGTGCTTTGGTAAAAGAGTAATTTTTTGAACTTTCAATCATAGCTTTACACAAATCTATGTCTAACATATTTTCATAACAATGTATGTAATCACTAGTGTTTAACATTATTTATAACCTTTCTTTTTCCAAAACATATTTTTATACCTATCAACCCATTCACTATTTAAAAGACGCATAACTTTTCCATGCGCTTTCTCTAAATAAAAACCGCTCCACATTTTCCATGTCTCACGTTTAAAAGGTATTACCTGAACCATAGGCTCACCTTTTTTAATTAGAAACTGTTCATCTCTTTTATTTAGGACAAAGGGAAAATTTATTGCATTTATGTATGTGTCCGTATCCACTACTCCAGCAATAATATCAAAACGATTTTCTACTCTATTCATTGGTTTAATAAATAAACAACTGTATCCTGATGGTGTTTTTATTAACCATCTGTTGTGAAATTTTCCAGCATTTTCTCCAGCTGTTTTTTGCCAATCTGCTGGTAGTTGCGCTTGATTATGAAAGCCAAAATCGTCTTGCTGTAAATTAGCAGGTGTTACAGAAAAATCGT